CTGTAACCTCATCTACTAATAAACATATCTTATGGAATGCTTCATTTTCTTCTATATTATCGGAATCAGGTATTTGTAAAAATTTATCATCATCATCAATACTTACTTTGTGTATCTTTTTCTTTTTGTTATAGTATTGAAAATATAAACTTTTAAGTGTAAAAAATATATATCCCCTGCTTACTTTACCATCCTTAATTATTTTTTCAGGATCTGCATATTTAGATAAGGTAATATACATTTGTTGCACAAGATCTTCATGGTAAGTATATTCACCAAAACTTTTTACAATGCCAACCCATGTTTTATGTTGTTTAGCAACCACACTTAACCATTCGAAGTTTGTACCCATTGTATTGTTATACTAATAAAAAAAATGCAAACCTGAAAAGTATGTTCCCTACCCTCATCATAATCAGTATATGAATATAAAGCACCAACCATAACACCTAATATTGGTGCAAAAATTATTTCTGCTTTATAAAATAATCCTGCAAATATTGATGCTACAGTTATTGATACTAATATTATAATTACTGTTATCAAAATAATACTTCTTTAATTGTTGCTTTTTTACTATGTAGTATATCCTTACCCATAAATTCAAACCCTACATTGTTCTTTACCATTCGTAATCTAATAGGTTCTTGATATGGTGTACATCTCATTCCTGTTTCTGTTTCCTTAACTTTAAGCACATGCAAATGTGAATACATCCAATCAGTAGGATGTGTTGTGTACCTATGGCAGCATATTACATCATCTGCTCTGTTACCCCATTTACCACCACCCTCAACAGATGCTAACCCTAATGGTATAGGTAAGTTAGCATATTCATGTTCTTTCGGATGTGTTCTTCTCATTGCTTCTGTAACACCATGTGCATTTAGAAATAAAGTAACATTTTTTTTCTTTGCAAATAATCTAAATTCTGTTGCTACTGTATAATCATATAAATGTGATCCTAAACCTCTCATGAGTTGTGTATCTACAGATAGTGAATTATATGGATCAATAAGTAAGCCATTATAATCCCATACATCTTTTATAGAACTTACCTCTTTAAGTAAATCTTTGTATGTATATAAATCATCAACATCTATAATTTTAAAATATTGATTGCACCAATTTATACTTTCTTTGATTTCTTTTTTAGTTGCAGTATGTATTGGTTTACCCATTTTAAATTCAATTATCTTTCTTACAATACTATCAGGTGTATTTTCACTACTCCAAATTACAAATCTTAATTTATGTAATATAGCATATAGTGTTAAAAAATAACATATGATAGTTGTTTTACCAACATTAGCATGTCCTATCCACAAACAAAAATTACCTTGTTTGTATCTTATATACTCATCAATTTCAGGTACACCAATTTTTAAACCCTCTTGGATTTTACCATCTTTAATGTCGTATATTCTTTCTTCAATTTGGTTTGTATTTGCAATCATAAAAAAAAGGGGGTAAAACCCCCCATGTTAAAATGGTAAATCTATTTCCTCACGCTGTTCATTCTGCATTTGGTTTGTAACCTCATTTCTTTCTGCAAGTTCAATACCATTTTTATCAAGCCATTTAACTGCAGCATTACCTAATGATATAGGTTTTACTTTATCATCTCTTTCTTGTTTAGATCTTGTTTGTGTAACCCATACATTGTTTCCATATGCAGATTGGTTTTGTACCATCATGGTAATATTTAAATATTTTTTACCATTTTTACCCTCTATAAGTTTTGATTTATCAACTGCTGTAAGATCAATACTGCCTGATATAATCGCTGTTGTTTTTTTTTCCATTGTATTTCTATTTGATAATTATTAATAGTAAAGTATGTTTTTTTTACTCTACACTTTTTGTAATTCATGTTCTACCTTTTTTGCTACTTTATATTGGTTTCTTATATCTTTAACTGTATAACCCTCTTTTATCCAATCTATTGCTTTATTGTAATCAGGTGTGTTAAAGTTCAACCATTGCTTTTCAGCATCAGGTATAACAGGTAGTGGTGGTAATAAATTTACTTTACCACTTTGTTCACCACATACCCAATCAACAAAAACTTCTGCAGTTCTTATAATCTTTTCCTCATCCCAATTATCATTTTTGGAATGTAATGTTGTTGCTCTATCCAAGCAACTTTGCTTTATAATATAAAGTTGTGTTTGATCCATAATTATTTATTTTTAAGTTCATATAAAGTTATAAAAAATTTATTAAAAAAAAAGGGTAGAAAATAAAATCTACCCTCTCCGTTAAAAACAAACAATTAATCTAAAGAAATTTTTTGACTTGTTCAGAATAATAAGTAATCTTATCCTGTAACTCATCAGTTGTAAATTTAACAACTTCTTTACTTTTATTATATAATTCTTCTGCCAAGTTATTACCAAGATATTTACTAAACTTGTATTGTTGTCCTTGTTGCATAACGTTACATCCGTAACATTGTGGTTTAACATTATCCTCTAACCATCTTGTACTGTAATGTTTTCTACTCATAAAATGACCTGCTTGTATTTGTTTCCAAAAATACTTTTTACCACAAGTTACACAAGTACAGAAACCATGTTTATCTGTGTTACTTAATCTTATATATTGTGAAAATACTGCATCAAGTTTTTTAACTATCTTACTTCTTGTAAGTTTTTTAGGCATCCATATGGTTTAGTAGTAAATTACCATCAGTAACATTAAAACTCTTAATCAACTTATACAGATGTTTACTATCAGATTTTACTTTGTTTTTTTCTGTTTTTGTACTATCAATACCTAAATTAGTATATTGTATTGCATCAAGTTGTAGTATAGCATCTGTTCTTTCTTTTACAGATAACTGAAAATCAATAGCAATTTTTTCAGCAAGTTTTCTAATAGTCATATCTTCATTCATTATGTTAGTTGTTTAAGTGTTGTACATATATTAACCACTAACCCACCAAAGGTAGCGGTTTTTTTTGTTAGATGTAAAATGTTTGCTTGTGTGTTTTATTAACATTATCTTCCTTGTCCTCTATATTTCTTTGTATAATTTTTGGAAGATTTTACGTTTGAAGTTTTGGTTTTACTATGTATTCCTTTTCTTCTAATTTTCTTTTTTTGGTAGTGAATAACTTTTTGTTTCCTTGCCATTATTTGTGTTTGTTATTACCAAATACTTTTTCTACACCTCTGCTACCAAAGTAACCACCAATCACTATAGAAAGTAACCCTGTTATAGAATCCAATGGGTATCCTAAATACCAACCTACAACATAACTTACTGTTAAAAATACAAGTGTTAATGGTCTTACATTACTTGCTAACCATGAACCTGATCTTGCATCTGCTACCCATCTTTTTGTAGTACCATCTATTTCTGCTCTTTCTATATCAAGTTTT